CATGGCGAGTTAATGTCTGTGTTGGTGTAATTGCAGTAACGTGCGAGGAGTGTATTGGTAAAGTTCTTGCTGAGCACGAGCACGCAAAAATATATTCCGTCAATCACTTGGGTGGGGTGGATTTATTATGAGTCCTGAGCAATTAGAAATACAGCGCATGAGATTCGAGAAGGCCATTCCAATGCCTCTCCCCGAATGCTTTGTTTTTGTAAATGACAGGTACATACAAAACCAAAATCTAAGCATTGGCGAGCTTCCTGATACACTGAAAGCATACAATTGCTTTTTTGAGGCGTGGATTAAGTGCGTAGAAAGCAACGAGATAGAGTTGCCAAAACAATATTTTTTTGAACACCCAAATCGCTCTAAAGAATTTTATTACAAACCGAAAGATATTCACGATGCCATCGAGGCGCAAGGGTTTAAGGTGAAGGCATGAATCTATTCCTATCCGAAACTGAGCTAAAAGAACTCACCGGCTACGTGAAGAAAAGCCACCAAAAGCAGATATTGCGCAAAAACAATATTCCCTTTGTTGAGCGTCGCGGTGGTTATCCTCTCGTTTCTCGGTCAATATTTCTTAGCGCTGATAATCTGCCTAAAAGCAGAGTTGAGCCTAATTTGGGAGCAATTTAAATGAAAAAAACGCCAACGATTTTTAAGCGCAACACCGAAAACATGAAGCTTGTAACCAGTGAGCCAAACGCAAAATGTGACTGGGTTTTTAATGGCGAAGGTATTGCAACGCGCAAATATGACGGCACTTGTTGCATGGTTCGTGATGGCGTTTTATATAAGCGCAGAGAGCTTAAAAAAGGCGAAAGCGCGCCTGCTGATTTTGAATTAGCTGATTATGATGATGAAACAGGTAAAACTGTGGGCTGGATTCCCGTTTCAAAAAGCAATCCAGCAGATAAATACCACAATATGGCTTTTGATTCTCAATTTAATTTGAAAGACGGAACCTATGAATTACTTGGCGACAAGATCCAGTCAAACCAAGAGAGCGTAAGCGGCTATATTTTGCTTAAACATTCTGACGCTGAAGAAATGTATCCTCCCAGAACTTTTGAGGGCTTGCGCGACTGGCTCAAGGACAAAGACATTGAAGGCTTGGTTTTTCATCACGAAGACGGACGCATGGCGAAAATTAAAAAGCGTGATTTTGGATTTTCTCGAAAATGACACCGCGCAAAAACCCCGCCGACGAGTGGCTACCGCCTCGCGTGTATCGTGGGCGCACCAACTACGAATGGCACCCAAAAGGCGGCGGCTCGGTGAAGCTTTATCGACGCCCTGCCGACAAGCTGGAAACGCCTGCGGTGAAATTCGAAGTGTGGAAGGCCTACAACAAGGCCATCGACGAAACACCGCGCACCGACACTGTGGAGGCGTTAATCGAGGCCTATCATAAGAGCGCCCAGTTTGCGCAATTGTCTGCGTACACAAAGCGGGATTATTCGCAATATTCGAAACGCATTGTGCGCGTGTTCGGCGAGATGCAACCGCCCGACGTTAAGCCGTCGCACATTCAGAAATTCATGGATATTATGGCCGAACAGGGCAAGCGCGTTACAGCAAACCGTCACCACGCCTACTTGAGCGTGATTTTTGACTGGGGGATAGCTCGCGACTGGCTTAGCGATAATCCAGCGAAAAAAGTGCGCAAATTCCGCGAGAAGTCACGCGACAGGTATATCGAAGATTGGGAATTTGAGCTAGTGAAAAACTGCGCTCGTTCGTCAAGTTGGCCTTGGATTGCGCCGCTAATGGAATTAAGCTACCTGTGCAGGGCGAGAAGCGGTGAGCTCAGAAAATTAACTGAGTCGGATTTATTGCAGGATGGTGTCTATTTGAATCGCACCAAGGGTTCTACGAGTGAAATCACCGGCTACTCTGACCGGCTCACTGCGGCGATTAAAGAGGCCAAGTCGTTCATGCCAAGCGCGCCGGTACACATATCAAGGCCGCTATTCCACAATTCAGAAGGAGCGCCGCTGAGTGACGATTATCTGAAAAAGTGCTTTGCGAAAGTGCGCGAGATAGCGTTTAAAAGTGGGCTGAAAGTGTCGTTTACGCTCCATGACGTAAAAGCCAAGGGCGTGACTGACCACAAAACCCACGCCAGCGGACACCGCACAAGCAAAATGAATGCAGTTTATAACCGCAAACCAGATGTTATAGAGGCGACGAAATGATCTAAAATTCTGCATAACGTAAAATCGAGATTCTTTACAAAACAATCACTTAAACTGTGGATAAATGCAAAAAGTGTTATGCAGAAATGAACTAAGTAGTTGATTTTAATGGAAAAGGTATAGGATTGTGATTCCTGTGGTCGCGGGTTCGATCCCCGTCAGCCACCCCATTAAAATCAACTACTTAGATGCAAGTAATCACTTACTTTTGCCATTCTGCATAACGCTCTGCATAACACTAAACGAGTGTTACCGTTTTGCGACCTGTGCCGGTAGTGAAATATAAATTCGTCCCGTCGTACTCAAATGCCCCCGCCTCGGGTGTTGTTAGATTGGTGCCTGAGGTGAGTTTCAGTGGAGCATTGCCCGCCCCAGCTGCGCCTGCTGGCAAATGCAATCTAGCTGTCGGAGCTGACGCAACCAAACCTATGCCTACATTGCCGGCATTTGGATTGAGCGCCAAATTCTTATAGCCCACAGTCGAGTGCAGAGACTGTATGTAGCTGTAATCGCGGGTAACGTCATAGCCCATCACCATCATTTTAAGCGGCGTAGTGGCATTTTGAATTATCAGTCCTGCGGTCGACTCGGAGCTGTAAGTGGAGTCGCGCTGAAGTCGAGCTGGGCCCGAAATAAGAACACCCGCAGTAGTGATAAATCGACCCTCTGAGCCATAGGACAGTACAGGCGTGCCGGTGGCGCTTGTGAGATCAATTAACCCGCACGTCTCTGAGTAGCATGTTGCACCAGCTGTCACGGCGTTGGTTGCCCGAATCATGCCGAGCTTGGAGGCGCTGAACAAATACGTCGCATTTCCAGTGCCAGAAGCTAAGTTAGCCAATATCTCACCGCCGTTGGTCGCGGTAAATCCATTTATTCCGTTGCTTGACGCTACAGCCTGAGGGCAGTCAATACTGCCGCCGTCACAGTAGGCGCCATAGGTGCCGTTATTCAAAAGCTGCACACTGTCGCTGGCGAATATTGAGCCGCCACCCTCGCAATAAAGTCCGGCGCTCGCGTTATTTGACGCGGTTGAGTTTGGTGTGACCGCTGCGCCGCCTACCGCAAACCCGCCGCACCCGCCATTGTATCGGCTGCTAACTTCTTGGCCGCGAATGGATCCGCCCCACGCCGTGCGCCATCCATCGCTGACGTTTGACCACATAAATGCAAATGGGATAAGGATAGCTGCACCCTGAAAGCAGAACGCGCCATAGGTGCCATTGCCGATCGAAATTGATGTTTCTGCTGATACGTTGCCGCTACTTGACGAAGCTATACCCGCTTCAGCGCACCCAAGACTAATACCGTTATTGAAATTCAGTGAACCGTTGTGCTGCGCCAGTACGTTGTAAATAAGGCAGTCGGACACGCACAGATAGGCAGCATCAATAGTGCCGCCGTATTGAGCATACACCCCGCCATCACCAAAACCTGAAATACCAAACGATGTGCCACAATAGATAAACGCCTGATCCTTCATCCCCTCAGAGCCGCGCTGACCGATCAATCCAATGGTTGATGGAGTTTTGTTGCCAGCGACCACCATTTTATTAATTTGACCAATTGGCCCATCTATTTTAAGGCCGTCGCACCCGGTAAAAGTTAGCATTGTTTTAATACAGGTAACATCGCCGCCGGTCAGTGTGGCAGTCGGGAAAACGGTATTTTTCGCCGGACAAACAACCGTGACCACATTACCGACAACACTGGATATTTTGCACAAACCCGAGAAAATTAAGTACTCTCCAGTACCAGTTACGTTGCGCAAAATTAGGTAATCATTGGCGGCCATGCCTGCGGCGCTTGCTACAGTTATAGGGATAGTCCACGCCCCCACCGATCCGCCAATAACGCCCACAGATGTGGCTGTTGTTGTAACAGTGTTGGCACCCGTAATAATGATCCTAGCGCCGTCTGGATGGCTTAACGTAATTGGCACGACAGATGTATGAGTTCCGGCAGCCACCGAAATGGTAACCGTTTCATTTGGCGGTATTCTGAACGCGCTCAAATAAGTCATTGCCGCTTGAACAGTTGCGTATGATGCTGGCACGTTTAATGTAGTGGTTTGAATTATTCTAACGTAGCGAGCATCTGACGCATGCTGGCTCATGGCATCGCCAGCGCTAGTGGCATCACCTAGACCTGTTATTTTATATCCATCCCACGAAATGTCATTAAGCGGCACGCCCTGCCCGTCTCGCGTGATGCAGTTTGACAAACCGTTTGCCAAGTCGTTAGCATCGGCGTTCATCCGATCTGGATCAATGTCGATGCCAGCGTTGTAATCTGTTGGCCAGTCGTAATTTCGGACAAACGTGCCCGTACCATTAAACGGCATATGAAAGCCTCTTCAAATATTATGGGGATTTATGGATTACACAGAGTGGATGCTGATTAAATTTGGCGTAATTTGCTTTTTGGCGCTTTGCTGGGGCATTTACTGCGGCTTTACTGGTCGGCCCCTATCACTGGAGCCGACCGATACAGAAGCGCCCGTGCGGAAGGATTAGCAAGCGCATTGGCTATGGCTTGGTTAGCTGGTCGCTGAACAAGCCTGTTTTGAATCATTGGTGATAGAGCTGCGCCTCTCGCGGCTGGCCTTGCCAGCACGGCAGCTAATGCCAAAGGGTTTGATGTTGCAGCGCTTAATGATGCTCCACCAATCCAATCTAATGGCGACATTTGCGGCAGGCTCCCCATTTGTTCTGGAGTTTGCACCGCTTTTTTAAATTGTGATGCAAATTCTGCGACCTCTTTGAGCTCTCCAGAAAGCGGCTTTTTTCTTGCTAATTGATCAGCCAATTTTTTTGCATCGACATTTCCACTTGCTGGGTTTAGCGCTTTTTCAACCGTATAGGTTTTTGCAATTAACTGCCGAGCATTTCGAAATTCTTCAAGCGCTTGCGGGGTTCCAATTTGCTGCAAATGCTTTTCGAGCGTTGATTCAAGTGCGGTGGCTGCACTTTTTGATGCTCGACCTACGTCTGTATTGCCTTGTCGGTAGGCGTCGTCCGCCATGGTGCGCAATTCTTTGATTTTTGCGACCGCTGCGGACGCATCAAACTGCGGTGATTTCAGTTGCTCAACAAGCTCAATCACTGGGCTTGGGCGAGCATTGGGGAAGCCTTGCGAGGCCGTTACATGCGGCTTAGCGATGTCGTCAAGGGCGCTAAAGTAGGTCTGGTCTGGATTAACAACACCGGTATTTGAAACGGCATCGTAAGCACGCCCAGCCTGTTGCCGGATGTCGTTTAGCACATCAGGCGTCAACTTTGTCTCTGCGTCCAACCCAAGCGCGCGCGCGGCTTTCGCGTTGGTGACAGCTTGGTTTTTTGCGCTGGCATTTTGCGCAGTTGTTAGTTTTCCGGCAAAACCTTCCAATAACCGATTTGTCAGCGTTGGATTGGCTTGTGTCGGAGGAATGACGTAACCGGATTGCCGCGCCTGCTCCACTGCCTGCGCCATTTCTGGCGTTTGTCTGCCGCCCGATAGAGCCGCTCCGATCTTGCTGCCTATTGCCCCAAGCGCCTTGGTTGCCATAGGGAGGCCGCCACCTATCATAGCTCCAAGCGATGCGCTTTCAGGATCCACAAGGCCAGCACTGGCGCCGCCTGTAATTGCTCCACCGGCCACGCGCGTAGCCATATCGGCGGCTTTGCCTGCTGCACCGGCGCGCATTCCGCTTGACGCTATTGCGTTACCAATTGGCGCCAGTGCTGGCATGCTCGATGATGCCGCAATGATTGGCTTAGCGACAACTCCACCAACACCCGCTGTTCCAGCTATTTCGCCCGCAATTTTACCGGCTTTGTAGAGCCCGCTATCTGGATTTGCACCCATTGATTGCAAGCCATCATCAATGGATTGGCGCCGATCGGTGCGCCCCACAATGCTACCCACGGCGCTATTTGGATCAACACCCATTGCGCGCGCAGCGGCATCGAATGGCGTCATAATTGTGGCGCCAATTGACCCAGCGCCACGCACCAGCCCAGCGCCCTCGTTCTTGAGGTTTTCGCCCACTCTAGACCAATAGCCTTGGGGCTTTTCTGGTTCTTGGGCGGGCTGTTGAGTCTGCGTAGACTGGGACGGATTTGATGCAAAATAGCCATCTATTGCCTCGGCTGCATCCTCTTGCGATGTGCCATCTGGAAAAGTAAACGTTTTCCCGTTTGCGACTGCTTTAATGGGCATCATTCCACCGTAAATGTGATTTTATTGCCTGATTTTGAGGTGTGCTCGCCAGTGCGTGGAGCGCTTGACATGTACCCGCTATTTATCGAAGAGTATTTTTTCTGCAATTGCTCAAGGGTTTCGAGCATTTTGATTCGCTCTTGTACTGGCACAGTTCTGTCGCCAACGCGAGCCGCCATGATTTTGTAATTTTCAACATCAGCGTTGGATTGTGGCCCTTCCATTCTTGGCACGTTTGCAGTTAGCCAGCCCGATAGCGTTTCAAGTTGTGCGGCTGCCTGTGCGGATTCGCTTGTGGCTCCAATCATCCGGCCTACTGCATCGATTGTGGCTCCCACGCCACTGCCTGTCGCTTGAGGTAAAAGTTTTTTGGCTGCCGCGATCTGTGTTGCAATTTGTGAGGCTTTCTTTTCGGCGTTCTGAGCATCAATACTGAGTCCCGCCTGCCCCCTTCCGAGCGCTTCGGCTTCGGCTTTTCTGCGAGCCAAATCAGCATCGGCATCAACTTTTGTTATTGGCTTACCATTTGCCCCTGAAATTTGCTTCATTTGCCCTGTGCGGCCATCAAAGTTATAAATCCCATCCGCAGTAGAGATTGGCTGATAAACAACTTTGTTTAAATCGCCTGCGCCATCAATTTTGGGCGCCGTCCACGTTGAGCCGGTCTGCGCATTGAGAACAGTATTCCCGCCGCTGACGTCCATTAGTCCAGATTTTGCAGCTTCGCCCTGCGACTTCAATAACTCAGCAATTTGCTTATTTTTTAATACATCTTTACCGGCGCCGCTTTGTTCGTAATTTTTAACGTCAGTGGTGGGTGCGCGCGATTCTGCTAATGTTTTTAAATAAAGCTCAGGGTTGCGTCGGTACAACTCATAGTCATTGGTGTTGTTGTCAGTCATCGATAGAGCGCCGCGAGGCGTTGCGGTGGTGGCTGAGCCGTCGCCTATGCCAAACGCCCTCATATCCGCCGCTTGCGCCGCTTTTGATGATTCGAGAGCGTCTTTTTCGGCTTTATTTTGAAAATACAGACCACCAAGGGAGGCGACCATTTTTGACAATGGTGCAAGCGGACTGATTGCACCGCGTTGGTCGTACTCCATCGGCGCTTGACTTTGCTGCGATAAAAGCTGAGCGATCCGCTGATTTCGCTGGGCTCGTAATTGCGCCTCCATCTGATCAGGCGGAAGGTTTAGCATTCCAGGATTCTGTCTCATAATTTCCTCACAGTGCAAACATTGCCAGTTGCGCCGCGTTTCCACCGAGCTGCGCTAACGCCTGCATTTGATTGTTGTATGTGCCAAGATTCCCTTGGTAATTGGCATTAACTAATCCTGAATAGTCAGGCGCGGCCATTTGCGGCGTTGCTATGCTTTGGAATTGCGGCGCGCTCACACTTGCGCCCTGACGAAGCGCATTAAGCTCATTTATGGGCTGGTCTCGAAGCGAAAATAACTGTTGCATTTGCTGGGCCTGAGCGGCGTTATTTTGCTGCCCATTGGTTAACTCTAAATTGACCATGTTATTAATGGCCTCATTGTTGAGCCCGGCGTTGTACTGCCGCATATTATTTATAGCGCCAGCGTTAAACTGCCCGGCGTTGTTCGCGGCATTTGCGTTATTTTGTCGCGCCATAGTCGTGGCGCTGGCGTTGTATTGCCCCGCGTCATTGCGAGCGCCAGCATTGAAGGCATCAACTTGATTTAGTGCGTCAGCGTTGTATTGACCGGCTTGGTTCTGCGACGCCGCATTAAATTGACCGGCTTGATTTCGTGCATCGGCACCGTACTGGCGAGCAGCGTTTTGTGCGGCGAAATTATCGCGAGCGGTTTGCGCATCAAGCGTGCTATTAAATTGCGCGGCGGCATTGTTGGCACTTGCACCGTATTCACCAGCTTGATTGCGCGCTGTTGCGTTGTATTGATTTGCGACGTTGTTTGCATTAGCCCCGTACTCGGCAGCTTGATTTAGCGCCCCAGTATTGTATTGGTTTGCGGTATTGGCAGCGTTAGCCGTGTACAGATCAGCCTCATTTCGAGCGCCTGCATTGTACTGTGCTGCCGCGTTATTCGCGTTAGCTCCATATTCAGCAGCTTGGTTTCTGGCGGCTGTGTTGTACTGAGATGCAGCGTTGTTGGCGTCAGCACCGTAGACCGCAGCTTGATTTCTGTAGCCAGTATTTGCCAAATTAATTTGATTTTGCGCCGCAGCATTGAATTGGCTGTTTTGATTAAAAAGCTGCGCGTTTGTGGCTGCCTGACCAAAACCTTGCGCCTGCGCGTCATTTGCAAACTGCGCATTCTGCAGAGCCATGTTGTTCAGTCGCGATTGCTCTTGGCCGCCGTTTTGGATCGCAGAAAGTCGCGCATTATTGTACGAAAATTCGCGCTGGCGATTAAAATTTTCCATCGCCTTGTTGTAAGCTTCTGAATTTTGCACAACACCAGAATTTGCCAATTGTTGCGCCAGCTGCTGCTGCTGCTCTTGCCACTGCGGGTCTAAAAACGATTGCTGCTGCTTGTAATACGCATCGCGCTGAGTCTGCAAGACGTTATTTAATTGGTCTTGAGGGACGCCAGCTTGATTTTGAATTTGCCCGTAGGCCGCTCGTTCATAGGCCGCTTGCGCTGCTGGGTCAGCTTGTGCGGCGTTGTAGCCTTGCGCTTGATACGTTGACGGATCATAGCCTTGCGCATTGTAGGTATTAGCATTGTAACCCTGCGATTGATAGGTGCTTGGGTCGTAACCTTGACCTTGATATGTGCTTGGGTCGTAGCCTTGAGCTTGATAGCCTTTGGTTTGATACGACGCAGCATCATAGGTGGACGGGTCGTAGGTGGACGCGTTATAGGTGTTTGCGTTACGTGTAGATGGGTCGTAGGTCGCAGCGGAGTATGACGTCGGGCGATAGGTTGATGCGGGTCCCGCGCTGGTTTTCATTCCGGCCAAGTAATCATTAAGTCTGTCGCTGCTAATGCCGTAATTTATTTCCCCTGCAGAGTCTGCACTCAAAGGATTTTTAGCATTATTTGAAATTTGGTCGTAAAGACCTGTTTGCGTGTTTAAATTTGCGAGATTGTTTTTATTTTGCAAATCAAATTGTTGCTGAATGGGTGCGCTAAACGTTTGTGTTTGCGCATAGCGCGGGGTGCCATCGGCATTTTTACCGACGACCGACCACGTCAATTGGCCGTATGGGTTGTTTTGGTCTACATGACTCAATTCAGCGTTTTTTTGCGCGGTTTGCTGATCGTATTTGCTTTGCGCCTCTACCGTTTTAACGGGATTAGGCGCTTTGGGTGCTTTCTTGCCCATCGCGGTGCCTCAAAAATTTGCATTGGCTTTTTGTCATTGTGAACACGATGGTGTCACCGGTATTTTCGGTGTCTTTAATCACGCACTCGCGCACAAATCCTAAACGCTCATCAAACTCAGTGGCTCGCAAATTGCTGGAGCATACAGTCCCGATTAGCTTGTGTAGCTTTAACTTATTAAAACAATAATCAAACACGGCAAATAAAAATCTACGCGTGCACCAGCCTTTTTCACCGGCAACATGAATCATGGCCGATTTTCCGGTGTAATTTTCCAACCAAACCGCCGCAACAATTTTGCCGTCCTTGACTTCGCAAATTGTTGAAAACGGCAAAATATATTTGTTATCAGGAAATCGCTCTAACATCCAATTTTGGACTTCTTGCGAATCACCAAAATAAATCAGAACACACCGCCCAATTCAAAAACGATGTCTGTGGATTGCCAAGAAACACGGGCCTTTTTCACGCTTACGCCCATGCGTGGGCCACCTGCGAAACCGTAACCCGTCACAGACTGCCAATCGCGGCGAACTTGATTTGAGCTTGACCAAGGTGAATACCAAGGTGAATACCATGGCGTGAAATTGGCGTCGTTAAACGTGCTTGTACTTGTGGGTTTTGATGTGTCATAGTCGACATTGATCGCGAACGACGGCTTAACCGCTCCATTTGACTGAATAATCGGGCGGGCTGCCGTAAATAGTTTTTGCGCTGACGAACCGAAATACTGAAAAGCTTGTTGGCAATCTGCAACAATATTTGCGCCGTCGTCAGATGTACCGTAATCGCATTTGAATACTTTTGTGTTCCCGCCGTAGTAAAGCGAGTCACCGATTTTTCCAAAACAAAACGCATTCCACCCGGTAAATCTACACCACGCGCCAGTAATGACGTTCATGACGTATTGGTAAGAAGATGCACCCTCAACAAACGGCACATTCAAAATCAATTTCGACCCGATTGGGTACAGCAATAATTGCCACCCAAAGTTGTCTGCATAATTTTGGAAGTCGGTCGAAACCAAATTAACAATTTTGTCGGTAATCGCGTATTGGACCTGCGCGCGATCCGTCACTAACGCTTTAGATAGCGGAAATGCACCATCGGCGCCAATCAAAATCACATCTGAACCAACCCGCTCATAACAACGATAACCAGCGGGGCGACCAATATTGAAACGGTTTGATAATTGCCAATCTGTTGCGGATGAAGGGTCGCTACCTGAGTAAACCAATACTTCGCCTAGACTGGATATAAATACAGCGTACTCATTCATCCCGGCTGTGTTGTCGACCGTCCATGTGGTCATTGCGATAATGTTTCCGCCAAGGTTTAACAGGCTAGAAAAGTCTAATTCAGCTGCAGCGCCATAAATTGCGTTTAAGCCCAAGTACCACACGCTTGCGGTGTTTTTCTCAACCAGAAACATGCGGTTTTTATACACATTTACGTTGATTATGCTTTGCGGATTTACACCGCTAATTTGCGTGGGGCCACCACCCAAGGACACGCTAATCCAATTTGTGCCGTCAAAATATTTGCCATCGTCGGCGCCATTAAACATGCACAGGAATCGACCGCCAATCGTCCCCATGTTCACAAACTGAAATTTGGTATTCGTCAACCCTGTGACCGACGTGATTGTTGCCGCGCCAGTGCTGGTGACGTCATAAATTGCTGTTCCTGATGCCGCGAACAGCTTGTTCGTTGTCGTCCCGTTGTAAGCTGCCAAAGTGTAAACGTTTCCGGGCAATGTTGTTGCCCACGCCTCGCTACCATTTCTCACCACAACACTGGCAGGCAAAGGAAACCAGTTATCCATAATGTAGGCGTCAGTCGGCGGCATATTTGCAATGGCATCGCGACCATTAAGCCCACCCACCGGCGCTGGAACTGATGCGGTCTGCGCCAATCTACGGCGCGATGGCTTTCTCATACAGTGCCAAATCCTGTATCGGGAATATTTTGGTTGCCAAGCAATACAACATCACCGGGCGTGGCGTTCAATGGCAGTATTCTGCCTGCAGCAGCGCGAGCCATTAAGCTCTGAACGCGAGCCTCGTACTCTGAGTACTCTTGTGTGTAATCAAAAACTTTTGCACGCAAAAAGCGCCATTTTAAGCCCAAGATAAATAGGTCATCTGGGAGTATCGGCACGTCAGTGTCGGCCATCCATTGCGTCTGCGGTGTGCCCGTTGAACTCATGCACCACGCATTGGAGTAATACTCATAGACCAATGTGTTTGAATCGTATGGAATGGGGTCAATGTAAAATTTCCCCTCCATAATCCTAAAGCGGCGACGTGGGCCGGTCGGCGAAAGTCCCGATTTTAATACTTGCCATTCTTGTGGTGATACTGGCCCAAGCATCTGCCATCGGTAGTTTCTATCCCACTCAGTTTGGTTGATGATGTAACTGAAATCCGATGGCATGTCATAAGATTCTTGCCCGAATGCCATCGACAAATTGCTGTTTGTTGAAGTCGCCACATTGCTAACAGTAATAATGCTACCGGCGACCGATTCAATATAAGTGGGGTAGGGAAACGCGGTTGCATTACTCCCCCCAGATACCGACAACACCCAGCCCGCCACCGGTGCCTGCGTGGGTGGTGTGCCTATGGTGATTAGGTTTGAGCCTTCAACGTATGAACAATCAGGGATTAATCCAGTAGATTGAACTTGAAACGTGTGTTCTTTGCGTAGAATTGGCCATCCTTGCTGGCCGTAATCACGCGCCGCTAATTCAGCGCCTTCACGATTTGCTAACGCAAGCAATTGCCGCGATGTGCCGTCGGGTGACGATATGACCGACGCTGGGCGAGGCAATCCGATTTCGTCGCAAACCGCTGTAACAATCTGAATTAATGTGCGCATAAAATCCCGCTATTAGCTTTTCTTTGTTGATGAAAGTTCTTTGATTTGCGCCTTCATCATTTCTATGTCGTCTTTTAATCGTTTGTTTTCAGCGTGAACCGCCATAACTGCTGCTGAATCCTTTGTAACTTCTAGGAATTTTTTTGCATTGTCGCGAAGCTCTCGAGCACCCAGCCAAGTCAATGCTGTATCAGGCGCGCCTGCCAATTGCTCTACGGTGAAAATATTCATCGCGCGAAGTGTTGCCGCCATCGATTTCGATATTGGGCCCCATTCTTCAATTGGCTGACCTGTTACAACTTGCTTACCTAGACGCTCGAAAACCTCCCAGTGTTTGGGGAAGCGCTCTTTATCCTGTTCAGTTGCGCGACGATAAACAGTAGTTGTTTTATTGCCGGGGAACATGATGCGAATAAAGGGCACCTCCTCATACACTGGCCGCCCCTCCTGTTCAGATTTAAAGGCCATATGTTCAAGTTCTGTGTGAAATTCAACATGAAGCCCTGAATCGTCACCGTGACTAACATGGAGCTGATTACCGCTTTTATTAATCTGGGGAGTAGCAAATTCCATAAATTACCTCGATTAAACGACTTGTGATTGTGTGCAAGGGTTGTTAATTAACACCAACGCTTGAGTTGACGTGAGAGTCACAGCGGCCGAACCAGAACCCAATGTCTGCGAAACTGCTGCAGCGAATTGAGCGTTGATGATTTGCTTGCCGTTAGCCTGTGTCGGGGTCACTTTGCCAGCGGTGCCCAAGTAAACAGGGTCAGCTGACGCGGGGGTGCCCGCAGAAATTGTTGCCACTGCAACGCCGCCAACTTGGAACCAGCCCCATTGGCCATTTAACAGGCCAATCAGAGCAAAGCCCAAGGTTGTACCAGTGCTTGCAGTTGAAGCAGCCAAGCCAGCGCTAACAATCGCTAAACCACTAGTGATTGCGTTTGAGAACGACACCAGTGAGCTAGGCTGAATCACGCCGTAGGTGTAAGTGCCCACAGTGGTCAGCGCGCCAAGATTTGTGCTGCCGTGGTCGATTGTGAAGGTGGTCGTACTGGGCACGGTCAAAACTTTCCAAGTGCCAACATAGCCACTAGGAACTTGGCCAGCCATGATCACCATTGCGCCCGGCTGCAATCCGTGAGCTGACGCAGTGGTAACCGTTGCGATCGATGTGCCTGCAGCGGTGGTAGCTGAGGAAATGGTTTGGCCTGCGCCGTTGGCGGTGGAGTTTTTCGCGTAAATGAATTCACCGCCGCCAAGGATGGGATCGACCGCCTTCACTTTTTGAAAGTAAAAGCTTTCGCGGCCAAGAGTTACGCCGCCGCCAGCCAAATTGAATGGTCCGGGGCCAACAGGGTCAGCGTCGTATAAATTAACGATACCAGCTTGTGGATCTACGATTGAATAAGCCATGATTAATACCTCGATTAGGCCAACCGCATTAAGCGGTCAGCACGCCTTGCAAAAATGCGTTTGACAACGTCATGTTGCCAGCGAAGCCGACTAACTTGACCATTGCGTCCTGATTCACCGCAAAACGGTCGTCGCCGATTGGCTCAAAATTGCGACCTGAGTGCGGACGGAAATAGATGTAGTCGGTGTTGAGCATAAACATGGTGTTGGTGGGAGATCCGCCACCGTAACCGCCGTCGAGCACCACATCGGCGTTCATGTATTTCAAGGTGTCGAAACCAGCCATTGCAGAATCACTGGAGTTGATCCGCTGAATGGTTTGCAGTGATTCGAGGTACAGGCGGTAATAGTTGTTGTCAGCAACGATCAAGTCGACTTTGTCAGCACCGCGAACTAATTGCAGATACAAACGGTTCATGTAGCTTTGAATGTTCGCGCTTGTAGCTGCTGCGCCACCATCTGCAGTTGCCGCAAATTTCTTATTGCGCCAGAAGGCCCAGCTTGAGCGATCGATACCGCCAACCGTGCCCGAACCGGGGGTGCTTGAAACCAACAATTGCAAGCCACCGATTTGACGACCGCCGTCGGCAGTGCCGTCTGAATAGCAGTCGAGAGCGATGTTGTTTACGAGCGTTCTTTCAGCGTTCGCAATGCGAGATTCAAGCAAATCAATGATCGCGTTCTCGCCTGAGTTCTGCAGCATTTCCAAACCGGAAATGGACACAGCCACAGCGGCTTGCGCGTAGTTGTATTCTGCAGCGGTAAACACGTCAGAGGGACTAATGTTCAACGCTTCATAACCTGAGTAGCGTTTAAAAGTGCCGTTCTCTGCGTATTCCATTTCCTGCACGATGGTGCGACCACCAGAAACGGTTTTGATTTTGCCTTTTTTGCGCAAGCGCGCTAAAAGTGCGTTGTTTTTTGTAACGTTGTCTTGCAATTTTCCTGAGCGATTGCGCAGGGTGGTGGTGACAATTTCTGTCATCACACTAGATGGATTAGTCAGTGACATTTGATAGCCTCATACGAATAATGTTTAGACGTGGCCACTCGCAGCGCGAAGGCTTTGTCGTATCTGATCGCGCAATGAGTCGGTCTGCGCGGGCGCTCCGCTGCCTGACGCAACTGGACTGCCCGACACGCTCACCGACGCAGAACGCGCCTTGTTTGCCTTTTCCCTTTGCTCATCTGCACGCTGCTTTTCTTGCTGCTGAAGCAGTAGCGGACGAATATCGGGTCTAGCCCAACAAGCCATTTCGTAGGCTTCCTGCAGATCCTTGGCTCTACCTTCTTTCAAGAGTGCAGCCACGTCTGGTCGCACATTTTCGAAGTAGATGTTTTTAGGATCGGAGGCGAAGCTATCTATGACATTTTGTATCTGGGCTTGCTCTTGCTGCTCAACCGAACTCACTTGCCCCTGATAAAACTGTTTCAGTTGTGCAATTTCTTGCTGCAACTGCTGGACAGTGGGGTCAACGAATTGGTTTTGCAGTTGGGGATTTCTCCCCAAATCAACGCCGTATTGCTGCGCTAATTGGTAAAACAATTGGGTTTTAGTATTTACATCTGCGGTTCGCAGCGTGTACGCAGTCTGCAATAAATTCGCGACGGCTTGCTTCTCGTTACTACCTTCTGCGCGGATCATTGGCAGATAGGGCGAGATCACGTCTTTCATTTGCTTGCCGAGCACGCGCTCTTCGTCAAACTTTGTAAAACCTTTGTGAACTTCTTCTTCGCGGCGTGAAATTTCGCTTTGAATTTCAGGTGGCAATTCCGCAAATTTTGATTTCGCTGCCGGACTCCACGAATCGGGCGGACGCACAGCCTTTTGCTCTGGCTTTGCCTCCACTGGCGCGGCTTCTACAGGCGCAACCTCTACATTCTCAGCAACAGGCTTTTGAGCTGGCTCAGCTACTTCTGTTTGCTCTTTTGGTGCAAACTTGCCTTGCTCATCACGATTGCGATCAAACGCAGCTCGAATTGTTTGGCCTAAACTTTCTTCATTGCTGGACTCAATCGTCTCAATGTTTTGTTCAATATCCATGGGCTACCTGTATTTGCGTAAAACGTCGTGGGTTGCTTGCGCTAAATGCTCGCGCACGTTGTAATCGCCGTGATCTTTTTTAGATTTCCGCGAATCAGTCTCAGCAACAACGTAATCGTTGCGCTTTAAAAATTCTCTGTGCTCTTTGCGTGATGTAATCATCGGCGCCGTGCCCGTTTTAGCGTCTATTGCCACGGCTTGATAAGGCTGAATATCGGGGATAATTAAGTGAACATTTTTGGTGGGAATTACTCCGCCCTGCACTGGATCTTTGAGAATATTCATCTCTTTTCCGCAGCACTCGATAATGTCTAGCTTCCAGTTTTTGAAAAATGCACCGCATTTAGCGCAATAGATATTCATCACTCGCCCTCACCTCTTTTTTGCAAAGCTTGTGCGCCGCGATCAGCTTCACGCTGCGCGTTTTCGTTGACCATTTTGTGCATTTCGCGTTGATGCTCTAAATCGATTTTGTATTTCTCGATCTCGGCAATTTTCGTTGCTTTAATTTCTTCGATTTGCGCCTGCAGTTGTGCATTGAGCTGAGCCAACTGAGCCGCGCTTTGATCTTTCTGGGCTTGCTGCTGCAAAGCGTTTTGATGGCGCATGCTTTCGATCTGCGCCGCGCTTTGGGCTTGCATTTGAGCTGCTTGCATTGCGCCCTGCTGCTTGGCTTGCTCGACTTCTAGCGAGCGGTCTGGCTGCTGCTGCTCTTGCTGAGGTGGCTGATTGCCCATTTCTTCGAGCTTGTCCATGGCCTTTTGGAATGCCGCCTCAGTCGGGCGCCCAACCTTAAAACCGCGAATCAAGAACATGATCGATTCCGCGATGGCTGGCATTAACTGTGGAGACTGTTGAGCGATTGTTGCAGCGCTACTCATCACTGTGCCGACTGTGTTAACAAATTCGATGCGTGATTCCTGTTCTTGCTGCGCGTCCTGCTGAATCGTTGAATCGGTCTCAATGTCGATGCGGAAATTTCTACTGGCCGAGTCTTTGAGTAGGCCGTCGACCTCTTCCCACGTCGGCTCGGTCAATAAATTAATCTGTTCTTGCGGTATATTTGGTGGCTGTCCGGACTGCTCAGCAATAGCCATTTGCTGCTGAATCATTTGTTTTTCTTGCATTGTCAGCAAGCGGGTTCCGCTGATTTGCTTCAGCGTTTCAACTTGAAAAAATGCTGAAATTATCTGCCCGCCAATGCGAATTAAATCACGCGCAAAACGCTGCACATCTTTCTGCATGTCATTGAGACGCACAGACGCGTAATTAGCTTTTATCCGCTGAGCGGTGGCGGTTTCATCTGGATTGCTGGCACCGCGCACAATGTCGCTCATGCCGGAAATTTCGTATAAATCCTGCTTAACTTTTTCGCGCACTTCGTAAAGCGTCTGCAAAACTTGGGCGATTTCCATCATTGGGAGCATGGACACAGCGCCCTGAATTCCTCCCTTTTCGGCAAATGCAGCCCAGTTATCCACAGGAATCAATTGGTTTTGCACGCCCTCAACAAGTAGGCGCTGAATACCAGCCGCAGAACTGTCATAAACACCAGCAACTTTGATCGCTTTAGCAATCATGGCGATGCGCTGCGTGAGCGTGTCCAGCTCTTTCGCTTGGTCTTGATAGAGTGCGTAATCGGGTACAGGAATCGTTGAATCGTTGGTGAGCGTGCCGAATAGTGGCTTTGGGCACGGGAAAAACTTATCGAGCTTTAGCGGGTCATCGCGTTGGTCCAACAAATCAGGGTAATTTTTGTGTACCCAAATCGCTTTGCATGTTTGCTTGTCCCAAATTTCATACACAGTGGCTTTTTTGTGTAGCGTGTCCTCGGGCGCGCGTTCGTCTTTGTGATCGAGCTGGACAGCGTTGCCAATTTCTTTACCGAATCTTTCGACAAGCTCAGAGCGATCCAGAAATACTCGACGCCAAACTGCTCTGGTTTCTTCCCACGTACGCGCTTTGGTGCAGCCAAAATCCTCGTAAAAAACGTAATCGTAAGCCAGCTCCTCGTAGTCGACCTCTTCGACCGGCTCTTGATTGGCTTCGTCGACCTCGTAGTCGTGCTCTGCGTCGTCAGTGAGCTGTGAGCCGTCGTCTTTTACTTCTGCGCTGCCAGCGATACCGGCATCACGAAAATGAGGGACGTAACGAACCCAGCATGTGCCGCGACCGGATAACAGGCGATCAAGTACTGCTTGTTTCATTACATCACCGAAGCCATGCTCAGCGACGGAGAATGAAAGGCAGCGCTCTAATACTTCTGACGCAACTCTGCCGACAGGGTCCTCGTCTTTGAATCGACGCTCGACCTCAGGGCTTGGATCTTTCGCGTATAGTGCAGGCTTAAGCGTTTGGATGTTTGACCACAAAATGTTATAGCGAACGAACCCTTCACCAAGATTGCCGCGCTCGTCCTTGTAGCGTTTGACGATTTTCTTGCTGCGCTCGATCCAGTGCTGAGATTCTTTGTCGTATTGGTCAATGGCTTCGCACCAGAAAGCCTTCAGTTTTTGGCCTTCTGTTACTGGCTGCTCTTCGATCATATCCGCTCGTTTACAGTGTGAGTTGGTTCGCCCCAGAAAACATCGTCTGCGGTCATTTCGTGTAGGAATTTGGGTTTTGGTGGAGGTTGCTCTACTACTGTTGCGCGCAAATATGAAAGCGCTAAGTAGCGAAATGCGTCGGCAGCGTGGTTCGTCCAGTCTTTTAGCTCGGTGTCACTAAAACACTTTTTATCTGGATCCCATTTGCGCTGGTAATTTCGCAGCGACTCTAGGCCGTCTTCGCATTTGTCTTTGTCGAAGTAACAAAATGGTAAAATTTTTCGAACCGCTTGAATGCCAAGCTGCACAGATTCGTCCGGCACGCGCTCAAAATTGCGCAACCCTTCGTCATGCAACTGTTTTAAAACTGATTTCCCGGCACCCTGAATTGTTTCCGAGTACGCGTCATGCGGCATGTAGTGCCGACCGTATTTATATCCGCGATCTTTCACTATTCCGGCGTAATGTTTTGGGTCTTTGCCGTTCGTCGCGTAGTAGTCAATGATTCTTAACTTACCCATTGGCTCTAACTGAAAGAACCAAATCACCGTGTCATCGCTAAAGCCAATATCCCACGCGGTAAACACCTCGCGGTCAGCCGCAGGCACATCTGTGATGCGCCCCTCGCGCTCAGCCTTCTCAATCCATTTGCCGTAGAAAGCACCAACGAGAGCAGCATCGAACGAGCAATAATATTCCTGCCTGAAAAGTGAATCGCCGTCGTCCTCGCCATACAGCGAAACCAATTCTTTCTTTTCATCTTCGAGCTGTTCGGGAGTAAAAACACCAGTCTGGTCAGCCGTTAAAACCTCAGCGAACCAATCGTCATTCTTCAGGCCGGTCTGCAGTATTTCGTAACCGTGATTTCGTCCGCGCGCGGTATAAATAAAAAAAGCCCACCCTCCATTTTCTGCGAGGATCGGCCTTAGATATGCCCATGCGCGTGGGTTTGAAATACTCCACTCGGAGAACACAATTCCGCACGGAGTTGAACCCACCAAATTGTTAAACGAGTCCGAGCCAACCACTTGCCACGTCGAGCCGTTTTTAAACTCGATCATCATCTCTTGATTGCGAGTAGTCTTTCTCAGCTCAACCGGGAACGCCTCATCGATGCGCTTGCGTCCTGTGCGCGGGTTTACTGCGTCCCATATCGCTTTACGTGCTTGCGAGTACAGCGGGAGCATGTGCCAGTAGTTACCAACACGCTCAAACGCTTTCACCGCTGCCGTGTGCAGACATATCTCGTCTTTACCTGCACGGCGATGCCATACAGCCACCGCTCGCTTGCCGCCAGCTTCCATGTAATTCCAAAGCGGAAGCTGATATTTGCGGGGCTGCCAGTTGTTAGGGAGCCGGATAACTGGCATCAGATCCAAATCGAACCAGCTGCACAACCAAGTCGCCGCCGTCTTTGCCAGTGAGCTGCGTTTTATCAGTCCACATGGCTAAGTGCTTGCCTTCAAGCTCAAGAGCTTTAAGCGCAACATTCGGGTTGTTCATAACCTCGTCGCCGTCCTCGTTAAAGCGTTTCTTCATCGCGACAGCCCGTACATCGGCCAAGTCTTTTAAAACGTCCTCAGCGCGGCGCACAGCGTTTAATTCGCACTTTTGTTGCTTTTCTGCGATGGCTTTTTGAATGCTAAGTTTTGCTAAGTTTTGAGCGCCCTGCTCGTTCGCTGTTTTCTCGCTGTACCC